AGCATACACCCAATACTTGACAATAAATGGTATTGGGTGTATAATACAATCTTGTTCAGTTAATAAAGGAATCAAAATGATTACTACTCTCGCACAATTCATTCAGCAATGTGAAGTGTCCACAAACTATGAAATTTACAAATTGTTTGAATTCAAAACTTCCGAGGAAGTTCGTAACGATGTTTATATGTGGGCCGACCCCAAAAGCCCAGAGCCCTTTCGTAGTGCTATGTACAATCTAGGGTTTACAAACTATTGACAATAAATGGTATTGGGTATATAATACTATCTTGTTCAGTTAATAAAGGAATTTAGCTATGTCAACAATTCGCATTCTCTCGGGTTCTTATCGTAATCAACCTGTAATTGATGCAGTGTTTACTCTAGTCAAAGGGTTTCAGACAGGTAAAAAAGGTAACTATGTTACTGTAAAAAATGAGGGACAATTCGCTATTGCTATTGATGAAATCAAAGTAAAAGTGGATACAATAGAAGATATTCAATTTATGAACGGAGAACCAGTGTCAGTTAATACAATAGAATTCAAAGCAAAGGCAGAAGTGTCCGCAGAAACTGAAGAACAGGCAATGAATCGTATTGCCGAACGATTTGGCATTCTTGATGAAATGTCGGCTGCTTGTATCAGCGGTGACATTCGTGCTATGATTGTGTCAGGTCCTCCGGGTGTTGGCAAGTCGTACGGCGTTGAAACACAAATGGAAAAAGCTAGCATGTTTGATAAAATTGCTGGCAAGAAATTGCGTTTTAATGTTGTTAAAGGTGCAATGACTGCACTTGGTTTGTATGCACAATTGTACAAATATTCCGACAACAAAAATGTATTAATTTTTGATGACTGTGATAGTGTGTTCGGTGATGAATTGGCATTGAACATTTTGAAAGCAGCATTGGATTCAGGCAAGACTCGCAAGATTTGCTGGAATTCTGACAGTCGTTTGCTACGTGAAGAAGGTATCCCGAATGAATTCAAATTCAACGGCAGTGCAATTTTCATTACTAACTTGAAGTTTGAAAATGTGAAAAGCAAGAAATTGCAGGATCACTTGGAAGCATTGCAAAGTCGTTGTCACTTTCTGGACCTCACTATCAATAGTGAGCGTGACAAAATGTTGCGTATCAAGCAAGTGCATCGTGATGCTGATGGTGGAGTGTTCAAGGACTATGATTTTGAACAATCTACTCAAGATGAAATTCTTGACTTCATGTGGGAAAATCACGGCAAGTTGCGTGAATTGAGTTTGCGTATGTGTTTGAAGATTGCCGATCTAGTTAAGATCAGCCCAACAAACTGGAAAAATCTTTCACGTACAACTTGTATGCGTAATTAATCACTGTAATATTTATAAGGGCAATGCCAATAAGTCCCTTAAGTATTTAAGGAAATAACATGAGAAAAATGGCTACAATTCGTAAGATTGATTCACTGCGTCCTATCCCGGATGCCGATGCAATTGAATGCGCTATCGTAGGCGGATGGACCTGCGTGGTAAAGAAGGGTGAATACACTGCCGGTGATCTAGCAGTCTATTGCGAAATTGACTCTTGGATTCCTCATGAGATAGCACCATTTCTATCAAAGGGAAACTTTCCTCGTGTGTACAATGAAGTCAAAGGCGAACGTCTGCGTACTGTAAAGCTGCGTGGTCAACTGAGCCAAGGGCTGTTGCTGCCACTCAGTGTTATTCCATTCGCATCGTACATTCCTGATGATGATGTTTCAGAACTACTTGGCATTGTCAAGTACGAAGCACCAATCCCCGCATCACTTGCAGGTGAAATCAAGGGTATGTTCCCTTCACGTATTCCAAAGACTGATCAAGAGCGTATTCAAAACTTGTCAACTGAATTGGAAGAGTGGAAGGCAGCAGGTCTAACTTGGGAAGTGACTGAAAAGCTAGATGGGTCTTCAATGACTGTTTACATCATTGACGGCGAAGTTGGTGTTTGTTCACGTAACTTGGATCTCAAGCCGAACAAGGACAATTCACTGTGGGCAACTGCATACAAGAATGAAATTGATGTAAAGCTGATTCAATCACTTAGCAATCTTGCTATCCAAGGTGAACTTGTTGGTAACGGCATTCAAGGTAATATTTACAAGATGCGTGATCAAGAGTTTTACGTATACGACATTTACGACATTGATGCTGGACGTTACTTCACTCCTGCTGAACGTGTAGCATACTGCAAGATATGGGATATCAAGCATGTTCCTGTGTTCAAGACAGACTTTATGCTTACTACCGAGACTGTGGCTGATTTGCTACAGAAAGCAGAAGGCAAGAGTGTAATGGGTGACATTGCAGGGCCAGAACGTGAAGGTCTAGTGTACAAGTGTAACGGACAGCAAGTGTCCTTCAAGACCGTTTCTAACAAGTTTTTACTTAAGAGTGGTGGGTAGTTGTGTTAGTTTATTTTTATAAAGGATTAATTTATGTTTAATGATATTCGTTTTGTTGCTGCCGTGCGTACATTGGCAGTTGTTGCAGCCGCAGCAGTAGGTGTAGTAATTTTTAATGTAGCAATTATCTACGGTGGAAATCAGTTTATTTTTTTTGCACTTATAGCAGGTGCACTGTATCTATTCATTTCCGGAGTATATAGCACCATGCTATATAACTTAAAACACAAGAAAGAATTAGAAACACTTTCTGACGATATTGGTCGTATGGACAAATAAGGTTGATGAGCCAAGAAGGGACTTAGGTCCCTTATTGCCATTGTAGTTGCAATTGCATAAGCAACTATGCTATACTAAGTACTAATATGAAACAATGTAAAATAATCGTTAAGGATGAAGTCAATTGTAAAATTGAAGGACTTGAACTAACCGAACGCAAAGCATTAGTAAAGATGTTTGAGTACGATGTGCCTGGTGCACGATATCTTCCCGCTGTACGTCTTGGTAGATGGAATGGTAAGGTAAGTTTTTTCAGTTTAGGTGGCAGTAGCTATGTCAATCTATTACCCGAAATACTACCCTTCATTGATAGCCGAGACTATGATATTGAATTAGAGGACCTGCGTACATATAGTACAACATTTAAGTTTGCAGAAGTGTCCGAGGAAACATTCAAACATAAAAATTGGCCCGAAGGTCATACAATTGCAGGACAATCTGTTGTATTGCGTGACTATCAAATATCAATCATTAATGAGTTTCTAAAGAACCCGCAATCATTACAAGAAATTGCTACAGGTGCAGGTAAAACATTAATCACAGCAGCATTAAGTTGGTCTATTGAAAGTTATGGTCGTAGTATCGTTATAGTCCCTAACAAAAGTCTTGTAACACAAACTGAAGCCGACTATATCAATCTTGGGTTAGATGTTGGTGTATACTTTGGTGATAGAAAAGAATACAACAAGACACATACAATCTGTACTTGGCAAAGTCTTAACAATATGCTTAAGAAAACAAAAGCAGGTGAAGCAGAAGTTGAGATCGGTGACTTCCTTGAAGGTGTAGTTTGTGTCATGGTTGACGAGTGCTTCAACGGACAATCTAGGGTCCTCACTCCGAATGGATATATTCCAATAAAGGATATTAACCCGGGGGATAAAGTAATCAATTATTCCGAAGAAACTAAAGAATTCAAAGTGGATACCGTAGTAAAACAGCACATAAATCTTACCAATTCATCAACAGAAAAAATGTATAAGCTGGAATTTGATAATGGATCAATCATTGAGGTTACTGGAAATCATAAATTTTTAACTAATCAAGGATGGGTTCGGGTATATGAATTGACAAAAAACCATGAAATTCTAACACCTAGCATAAATACACTTGACTAACGCAAAGGTATTAAAATGAATCCAAGAACTGAACGGAAATTAGAAAAGATAAACAATAGATTAACCGAGTTTTCCCAGAAAACTCGCATTTTACATTTGACTAGTAAATCAGCAACACTCAATACCGGAGTAACATTGATTGGTAATGATGCAAATAAATTTGTTAAACGGGTGATGAATATTAAGATTACCGATTGGGTTAAAAATATTGATAGATTATTATCCGGGGAGGTATTAGAATCTACTATTAAAGCAATCTCCTTCGCAGTCGGAGGAAAAGCATGTCAACGATTACATGGAAGTAAACTTAAAAAAAATCTTAATAACGGTAAACCATGGAACGCGGGAACAAAAGGGACCCTACTAGGAACACAGCCACCGAGGACAGAAGCGACTAAGAAAAAAATTAGCGAAAAAAATTCTAATTCAGGTAATGGTATGTTTGGATATAAGTATTCAGATGAAGAAAAGGTAGCTCGGTCTAACCGCATGAGAGAAAAAATTCGTAACGGAGAGTTTACTCCTAAGCTGAATAATCGCAACACTCATTGGGAGGCAGAATTAGATGGAACGGCATATCGGTCAAGTTGGGAAGCATTATACAAATACATAAATCCCAATGCAAACTACGAAGAACTACGAATTTCCTATCAACATGCCGACGAGTCTAAAATTTATATCGTAGATTTTATAGATCATATTGATAAGCAAGTGATAGAAGTAAAACCCAAGGAACTATGTTTTGGGGAAAAATTTGCATGTAAGATGAATGCACTCACGGAATGGGCCAATGCAAATGACTATACTGTACTACTAGTTGATAGGGATTGGCTGTTAACTCATCCACCAATCCTTGAATATTCTAGATTTGATAACAATACGGTGAAAAAAATTAAGGCGTTATATGAAACTCATAAAAAAAACTGAAATAGAAAAACCACAAGAAGTCTTTAATTTACATGTTAAGAACGATCATAACTATATCGTTGAAGGTGCAGTGGTAGCAAATTGTCACATGGCCAAAGCCGATGCACTAAAAGAACTATTGACTGGCGTAATGAGTAACATCCCAATTCGTTGGGGATTGACTGGAACTATCCCTAAAGAAAAATTTGCAAGTCAAGCTATCTTTATCAGT